TATCGTGTAACAGATGTTGCGCAGCACGTTACGCTTGGACCACGTCGAAGGGTTTATCGTTACACCAACGGCTGCGAATTCCGTCACCAGGTTGGTAGTTATGTAGTCGTAGCACTCTTGTACGGTTCTTGCCATGTTATGCGTGTGGGTTTATTTGGTTTTCGTCCTCGTCTATGATAATTAAATCAAGCGGTGCGTGTGGGTTTATTTGGTTTTCGTCCTCGTCTTCGATAATTAAATCAAGCGGTGCAGGTGATTGGATAAATACCCCTGTGCTTGTGTCGTCATCTGATCCGGAAGAGTCGATTAATTCTGTTTCAAAGTCCATGGAGTAGTGATAAAGCGCATCGTGGTCGAAGTCGGGCGTCTCCATTGACAGCGCAAGGAAACCGCAGGCATCGGGCTTGAAGCGGTTCAGTTTACTTGCTACGGCATCCCGTAGGGCGTAAATCGTGAGGTCCTGTTCGAAGCTGCCTTCCGTGTTCAGATGCATGTTCAGGATGTGGACGCGGAAAACTATCGGGATCGAATAATAGCCGCCGCCAATAGGTCGAGCCTGTCCTGTGTCGGTTATGGTCTCAACAAGTGCGCAAGGCATCTGATAAACTTGAGACGTACCGGCACGCAGCCGTTCGACTTGATTATTCCACACACGAGTGTGCAGCGTCGTCTGGACTCGGTCCGCTGTCTCGACTTGAATTGTCGCAACCTGTGTGAGCACATCTTCTAAAGCCTGCCTTAACGCCATATTTCTTCAATCGTTTTATTGATCAATGTTTTTTGTTTTCGTCGCAAGCTCGGACCGTCGCCCATGTACTTACGCTTTGGCATATTGCCTTCGCCATCGTTATGGATTGACGCATAGGGCAAGTCAACACGAAGGCGGATTAACTGCCAACGGGCATCGCGAATCGAGTTAGCCGTCGCGCGTCGTAGTTTACCTGTAAGCGTTAACGTCGGTTTGGTCCGACGGCTCAAACCCCTGTTTAGCGGGTACTTGTAAGCCCGTGTGCCCGGTATTCTACGCTGTGGTACCTTCCAGGTCTTACCCTCCCAGCTTGACTTGTCGAATGAGTCAACGAAATGCTCCTCCGCTTGCTTTGCAAGTAGAATCGGCAGACGTCTTTTCGTCTGTTCGATGTTTCGTCTAATCCGGCCAAGTCCAAACCTGTCAGGCATCTGCTTTAATTGGTTTTAGTTTAAAATCGTATTGTTCAGTCATCAAGACAGAGCCTTTGCGAATCTTCAAATCGTTGAATTCTACTTCGTCTCCGTCGATATCTTTTTCCGGTGCAAGCCGTTTCAATCCATCGACGAACAAGCGCCAACGTGAAGGAGCCAGCGTCACAAGTGACACCTTTCGCCCTCCTTTTTTATAATGTTTTACGGCGGCAAGGATTGTATCGATCACAGCGTTTCCGCTTACGTTAGACGTTCTCATCTTCATTCGTTTTAGGTTCAAAAACAAAATTTCCTTTCTGCCCTTCCAGCACTTTATCGTGTACAACTTCACCGGTCCTGATATCTTCTGGAATGCCGTCCGGGTATGCCCCGCATGTCATTTTTTCATAGTCGTAGTGCTTGCAGCTAAAGCACGGTGGTCTGTTTTCTAAAAGCATAGTTTACAAGTTTGATAGGGTTTTCTTTACTTCTTTTTTAAAGTCTTCGAGGTCTGTATCGCCTCCGTATTTCGCGTGGTACTTTTTCAACATGAGATCACCGATGCTTTTTGCCGTATCTCTTGGTGAATCCGATCCGATATATTCGGCCCAGGCTTCTGCGATCATTTCGTGTTTTAAGTGCGGCCTGTAACCTCCCGCCGTAGCTGCATACTCGCTCAAACGCTCTTTCAAAAAAGCTTTCCCGAGCTTATGTTCTTTCTCGAATATGCTTATGAATTCCTGGTCGTCTCTCAAGGAAAGCAGATTATCTAATTCGTGGCCGTACTCGTGATGGAACACGTGACTCGCTTTACCGCTGCCTTTAGAGAAAAATTCGGAACGAACATTTCGCTCGACGATATCATCAAGTTTCGCAACGGTTCTGGATCCTGCTTCGTTAAAGTAAATACCTGTCAGTTTGCGAGTTGAAAACTTTAAATCGCCTCTGTCGTAATCTACGCCGGAGCTTCTGTGCGCTATGGTTCCGCTTTGGGTCTTTGGCACCATCGCACTCACCGTACTGGCTGCTCTTTTATCAGCTCTTTCTTTACCGAAAAGTTTTACCAGGGTCTCATACGCCTTCGTTTTTTTATACGCCTCTGTGATTATGCGCTTCTTCTCCCTGTTGCTTGCCTGGATGCTGCCGACGCCCTCCATTTCTATTTCAGGGAAAAGCGACTTGTACTTATACAGCGCTTGATTGGACATATTGGCAATAGAGATATCCAACTTGCCGAAGTCCGCAAACTTAGCGCCGAAGTCTTTCGCGATTTGTTCAGCTTCCTTTATCGTTTTGGCTACTTTAATCGGCGGGGCTATCTTCTCTGTCGGAAGCGGTAAATCGAAATTTCTTTTTGCACGCGCCCTGTCTTTCTTTGGCACGTCGAAATAAGGGTGCGACTTGTTGAACACTTCTCCGGTCTCGCCGGGATTCTGTTTAAACAAATCCTGCATCTGGTCCTCAACAAGTTTGGCTTTGCGCTTGTAGTCCGACGTAGGTTTATCGTTGGTCTGCAACAACAAGCAGCGGCAGTTGAAGTGATTAAGGGGTGTTATCTTCTTCCAGATAGGATCATCCACAGGTGCCACAAGGTTGTTCAACGGGCGGCAGATATCCGAAGTGTTTACGTCAATGATGGCTCTGTATTTGAGGCTGTGCATGACGTCCTTCTCCGCTTGTATAGTCCTCCACTTGCTTGCCATTTGGGCTTGCCCTACTGCGGTGTTGTATTCCGTTTCGCCCCACACATCATTCCATAGAGTGAACTTCTCACGAGCCAATTTGCGGAACTCCGAAGAGCTTCTCAAATTACCTTTCTCGTCCACAAGCAGACTGCCAATCTCTTTTGTTTGTTGATATGTTTTCGCTGCGGAAAAAATATACACGTTGTTCACCAGCTCGTTTGCAAGACTCGCTGTATCGTAAGTGATTGGACCGAAGCCCTTTAGCACTCCGTCTTTCAAGTACTCCGCGATGGCATAATACAGGCTTTCCGGTAACGTGTAAGCTGTTACCTTGCCGGACTCAATGTCCGCGATGAATTGCCATATCGCATCAGGAGTAAAATTCACGGAGTTTATTTTCTATGCTTTTAAATCCTTTGGCTGGCGGCATTGTTGGTTCAGTCTGTTTTATTTCGACAGCAGGAATGCCTGTTCGTTCTTGGAAGTATTCAGCGTCCATCTGCAAGCCCGCATCCTTCATCGTTTTGGCGATGGTAGCGGTTACTTGATTGGACTCGTCTTCTCTCTTCCTGGCGATATGCTTCTCTTCATCGTTAGCGAATTGAAACCTCGCATCTTCCGGGATTGCAAAGCCCAATTTTCGAAGCTTCGGAAACACCTGTTCGTTGATGACAGATTCCATATCTGCGCCGTCCGTTGATTGTTTGGCCTTGAGCGCTTTAGCCGCAGGGCTGTCTTCATTCTGCATGCCAAGTTTACCTGGGACCGAATCCAGCGCGTCAGCATGCCCGAGAATCACTTTACTGATTTTTGCCTCACAGCGCTTTTCTAAGTTCTCGAAAATTAAAAACCCGCTGCCGGTTCCGCCATTTGCTTGAATGAATTCCAGCTTATCTTCTTTATCGAAGATACCCCAGCCCGCACTGCCCATCTCGGACAACATGCGCGCCAAGTCGTCGCGGTACTCCTGTTCTCTGCTATCTGTAAACGCAGCTCGAAACGGCATGCCGAACATCTCCGAAGCCGTCGTGTTAAAACCTAAATTGATTCGGGTAATCACCTCATACAGCCCGACCTTGTAAAGTAGCCCATACCCGCAACGGCTGTAACCGTTCTCCGATGGCGTAGTCGCCCAGATATGCCAATCATCGTATGGCGGTTCCAGAAAGGATGCGCCGTGTATGTTGTATTGGAAAGTAACTACGTTCAAACGGTCCGGGCTGACAAGCCAGCGCGGTACGGTCGATATGCCGGGAAATCTCCCGCCTTCCAGATCACCTAAAGCGACAAGGCTATATCCGTAGAACTTCGCGTCCAGGATATGACTCATCAACTCACGAAACCACTTCGCTTCTTTGAATTGCAGCGTCAAGTCTTCGAGGTCTTTATCCTTAACGCTGATCCGGTAATCCCGCAACAAGGTTAAATCCTTACGCGCTTCCATGCATGCGAATACGTGGCCGTTTTGGATAGTATCGTTAAAGAGATTCTGCACTTTCACCCTGTGCGGGTAGTAGTCGCGCTCCATCTCGTTGATGGCTTCTCTCCAAGTAGCCACGTTCTGACGGAGCCTCTGCAGTTGCAGAATGCGCGCGTCCTTGTTGATGGCCTGCGCTTTCTTCACAGAGGGCTTTCCGCCTAATCGATTAAATATGTTATTGATCAAACCCATTAGTAGTTATTTTCATTTCGGACAGCCCCGCCAAATGGAAAGCGCTTACCTGTTCGCGGTTGATTTTTGGCGATGTCAGCGGTCACGTCATCTCCCTTCGCAGCACGTCGAAGCCATGCGATTGCATCGTCGTAGCGCTTAACACGGAGCTCCGGAATAGATGTTGGTGCGATACGGCTGTGCAAGTGGTAGATTGCTACATCCATGCATGCCGTTACGATTTGCTGATTGCGGTTGTCTGCTGCTATCCAGTAGCCTGTATCACTCGGCCACAGGTTGACTACGTTGTGCGCACCGTTGTCGGTCCAGTAAGTGCTGCCGTTCTGCGCATCTGGGAAGACGTTTGCAAATGGTAGATTCTCGATGCGTCCGTATTCCAGCGCCTGCGTTGCTGATATCATGGTGGACGCTACTTTACAAGTATACTTGCGGTTCTTGTAAATCACTTTGTCGTCGACGTTGTAGGCTTTGAGATAGTCGAAGGGTGTGTGGTTAACAGGTGCTTTCACGTAGAACATCTCGTACTGTGCACCAATCAACGCCCACTTCGTTGCGTCAAACGCTCCGGTGGTGGACGCTATGCATCTGTAAACCTGCCCGCCGTTAACGCACATCATGTTTGCCGTGTAACTGGTCAAGCCTGTATATCCGTTGGCGTCAAGATAAATCCGATCGTTATATCCGTAGGTGGTGGCGTATGCGAATTTAGCAGTGTCGCTGAACTCGGTGTCAAGGTCGTACTTGTGTCGCAGATAGGACTTAACCTCTTCGATTGCAACGCTAAGTGCGGAATTCAGGACCGCAGAATCCAAACCGATTATCTGGTTAAGGTGGTCCGTTTGTATCAGTCTTTTGAGATCCGAAGTTATCAAGTACGCCATGATAACAACGAAAGTAAAATTGATGTCTCGCTATCCTTTGCCGTATTTCAGCGATAAATTGCCGTAAGTGCGCCTAAATCAATAGCCGTGATTTGATTCTCTGCGTCCAAGCTGCACAGGTCTTCGGTCCTCTGATTTCTCGAACTTGCGGTACTGATCACGAAGGACCGTGCAGAAGAAGTATCTGGTTAAATCGCAGAAGTGACCGAAGGGCTGGTATGATTGTTTTGTACGCGGATCTGTTACGGTCTTCTTGTCCACTTTACCGTTCTTGTCCTCTTTGGTATTCTCGTAGTCGCTTATCGCTGTCTTGCAAGACAAGTCGACTCTGAACCGGATCTTCTGAATCTCGTTTTCCAAGATGGAATTCAAGAAAAACGCAGACGTGACCACAGAAGGATTGGACCGAGCTACTTGGATCGTCGGTCTGAACTGCTTAAGCTCGATAGCCATGAGCTTGAACAAGTCGTGCCCCTTCTCTTGCTTAACGTCATCCTTCACGCTGGTAGCGTCACCACCGATGAACACCCTGCCGTTATGGCCCCACTCAAGCAGTTTGCGGGTTATGGCTCTGCCCATTGCATGTGTGGTATTGTCCGGATTCTTCAATGCGAATTCCGCTATTTTGTAAACATCAAAACCTCCGTCCTTCTCTTCCACCTGGAAGACGCCGCAAGGGAAGTACGGAACCGTGTTTTCGTCAAACATCAAATAGACTGCCAAGTCGGGATTGTATGGATAGGTGCCTGCGTGTATTTCGGATTTCCATTGTTTCAAGAATTCGCCACCGTAAGTGGTTTTACCGTATTCGCCCAATACGTTAATGCGGTATTGGTTGAAGTTGCGTGTGCGCATGGATTCGTATTCGGCGATAAGGCTTTCATTCACAGCACCATACTTGCCACAGGGCGAACCAACGATCCAGAAGTTATCTCGATAATCTGTTTTAATCAGCAAGGTGCGCCCGTCTCCGCTTATGCGGATGAAGCTATCGGGCGAAGGGAGTGTGCCGTACTCGTCTGTGTCGGTCCATGTGATAGTGTCGGTTAGGTCCGTCTTCACCCATGACCTTTCATCAACGGGATTCCATGCCGCGAAAATCTTTTGGTTCTGCATTCCGCGTAGAGACATTTGGAGCTGTTCGTACTCACTTATGTCGTAGTGGTTCAACTCATCCAGAAAAACATACTTAAAGCTCTCTACCCCTTTCACTTTCTCGTCGGAGTCCAAACCCTGCATGAGTATTTGTGCACCATTATCGA